ATTTATACTGTGTATAAGGCAGATGTTAAAGCGATTCAAAACCTTGCAGATATTGCGATGAAACTACAAGCAGGTGGCATAACAGTTCCTGGTACTATGACTATAAAGAATACATTAAATGTTGAAGGTATTGCAGAAATTACTGGTGCTACTAACTTAGCATCCAAACTAAATGTAACAGGTGCTACTAACTTAGCATCCACACTAAATGTAACAGGTGCTACTGACTTAGCATCCACACTAAATGTAACAGGTGCTACTAACTTAGCATCCACACTAAATGTAATAGGTGATATTACAGGTAAAACTATAAAAGAATTACAAGATAAAGTTGCTGCATTAGAAGCAAATATACAGACATGTGTAAAAATTGGTGATAGGATTCGTATTGGAGATGGGCATAATAATTTTTATATTGGTTCTGATTGGAAAATAAAAATACATGGTGGTGGTGAGGAGGGTCCTTATGGTGATCAATGGGTTATAAGCAGAGTATAAATGAATATAAAATATAATTGTTAAAAATCTTCCGTCATATTAAAACTGTCTTCGCGTGTCTTGTTCATTACTGATGATTTTTGATATTGTGTTGGTCTTGCTTCAAAGAAATTTGTCTTACCTTCCATAGAAATTTTTTCCATAAAGTCAAATGGGTTCTTTACATTCCAAATTTTATTATAACCCAATTCAACAAGTAATCTATCTGCAACATATTGAATATAAACTGTCATTGAGTCTTGATTAATACCAAGTAAAGCACAAGGTAAAGAGTCGCAAATAAATTCTGTTTCAATCATAACAGCATCTTTAAACATTAGGTGTATATCTTTTTCAGGAACTCTATTTTTTATCATTGAATATAATAGGATCGCAAAATTAGTGTGCATTCCTTCATCTCTCGCAATCAATTCATTAGATGCACATAATCCAGGCATAACATTTCTTTGTTTTAGCCAAAAAATGGAACAGAAACTACCTGAAAAGAAAACACCTTCAACAATTGCAAATGCAATTAATCTGTAGGCAAATGGTTTATCTGATTCGATCCATTTCATTTGCCATTCTGCTTTTTTTGCAATACAAGGGAAATGTAATAATGCATCTAATAATTTGGTTTTTTCATCAGCATCTCTGACAATATTATCAATTTGTAATGAATACATCTCGCTATGAATATTTTCCATCATCATTTGATAATTATAGCAAACTATTGCCTCTCTAATCTTAACATCTTTACTAAACCTCTCGCCTATATTAATATTTACAATAGTATCAGATGATGAGAAAAATGCCAATACATGTTTAATAAAATATTGTTCATTAGAAGATAGTCTTTTAAAATCATCCTCATCTTTAGATAAATCAACTTCTTCTGCAGTCCAGAATGATGCTTGTTGTTTTTTATAGGACTCCCATATAGAGGGATTTTTAATTGGATACACCGTCAAACGATTATTTTCAGGGTTTGTAAGATATTCATCTTCATCAGTTTTATCATTTACCAGGAGAATATTTTTAAACTTCTTGTCTAATTGCATTATAATAGTTAAATATTTTGTTTAATAATTTTTTAAATCAATTTTTATATATATTTTTTTCACTTATATATTAATAATGAATTTTAATAATAAAAACCCTAATTTAGTAGATGAAAAAATAATTAAATATCATCTTAATAAATTATATAATAATAATTTAAATTCACATATGATAGGCGGTAATCCCAAACCACTATTACCTAATCCTATTATACCAAATATACAACAATTATCTTATGGATTACCACCTTTACCAAAAGATATCAATATACCTCAGAACCCACCCCATCCAATACAACCAATGCAAATACCACAACAACCAATGCAAATACCACAACAACCAATGCAAATACCACAACAACCAATGCCAGTACCACAACAACCAATGCAAATACCGCAACAACCAATGCCAGTACCACAACAACCAATGCCAGTACCACAACAACCAATGCCAGTACCACAACAACTAATTCAATTACCGCAACAACAAGGAATGCTACCGCAAAATTATATGTACATGCAACCTGAGCAACCCCCAAATTTTTTTATGAAAATATTTTTATCATTGAAGAATTACTTAATAGAATTTATTAAAGAAAATTATGGTTTTGTATTAATAATAACATTATTAATAATATTATTATATGTTAGATATATAGAAGTTTCAAAAAAAAAGGAAAAATATAAAAATAATATTTAAGAAAATATTATAATAAATAGTTATAATGAATAGTTATTTTAGCGAACAATTTCTTACTTATTTTAATAAATTTGTAGATCAACTTAAAGTATTTTATACTGACGACACTGTTATTAGCATATTAACATTAGTAGGAGAGTCGTTAAATGATACAAAATTAAATTTAGGTCATAATTTTGTGTCTAATGTGTCAGATGAATTATTTGAGTTATTTCTTCAATCTAAATTAAAAGTATTCTCGCATAAAAATGACAATACAAAAAAATTTTCAGAAAGTTTATTTGGGTCTAATTTGGCATTAAAACAAATATTAAATAATCAGACAGATGATATTAAAAAAACTATTTGGGCATATCTACACGTATTATATTTATATGGTTATTTATTATTACCAATGGAACAACAAAATGAAGAAAGAGTAACTAAATTATCTAAATTATTAGACATATTGGATGTTAGAAATCTAACTAATAATGTTGATATTAATTCTAGAATTTATAATTTGCTAAATGTTGAAGTGAATGATGATACTAAATCTATGATTGATGATATAGTTAAATCTTTCAATCCTCTATTAGAAGGTAATAACCCAAATCCATTAGCAAATATTATGCAAATTAGTCAAACCATATCATCTAAATATTCAGATAAGATAAATAGAGGTGATATTGAACTTGATAAGATAATGAATTCTATTAAAACAAAAGTACCTGGTATGGAAGGGATTATAAATAATTTCACAAATATGAAGAAAAATAATAAACCTAAAAATAAGATTATTATTGATCAAGATTATAGTACTTCAAATGTTGAAGTTGGAGAAGCTGAAAATGACAGTAAAAGTGATTTTAATATTGGCAAAATATTAAAAGCTGCTGATTCATTAGGATTAGTTCCCAATATGAATAACACCGATACAACAAATACACAAACCACAGCACCGACTGGTATGCCAGATATGTCTCAATTAATGAATATGTTAGGTAAATTACAAAATGGAAACATTACTGATTTAGATAAAGAATTTAGCAATATGGGTTTAGATATGAATGCATTAAATAAAGAATTAGAAGCTGTAATGACCCCATCTAATTAGATAGATCTAATAACTTCAATATCATCATCACTTTTTTTTTCTTCAATTTTAATAAACTGATTTTTTTTATTAGCTAAAATTTGTCTAATATTAATAGGTTTATTATATTCTCTTTTAATATTTTGTTCTTTATTTTTTTTTATATTATTATTAATAAATTTAATAGGTGGAAAGCCGTACATATTAATAATAATAAGAAATTAATTATTATTAAAAAAAATTAACTATAATATTAGTACCAGTATTAATATTGTTTTTATCTATATTATTATCATTATTTATAATACCAATAGTTTTTATATTTTTATAAAAGTGATTGATATTACAACATTTTCCTTTATTTGGACATTTAAATTTAATATATTCAGAATCATCTATATAATTTACAAAATTATTATATAATAGTCTGTGAAGCGCATATTTCTTTTTCCTAAAAAAAAAATTAATATAAGACTTTGATTCATCGTGTTTAATAAAAGTAATATAACCTTTCCATAAAGAACATTCATTACCAAAAATAGAAGTATTTAAATATTTGGACATTCTTTTAAGATCATTATAAGATAACTTTTTATCAATATGTACATCTTTTCTCTGATTATTTATTAATTCGCATAATATATTACTTGTATTATTTGTACTTATTGCCATTAATATAATAATATATAAAAAAATTATTTATAAAAAGTAAATTGACGAAATTCTATTTGGTATTGTAGTAGATCCATCAAAATCAAATTTTATAAAAATATTATTTTTATTAGATATAAATTTCTCAAAATTTTCTGGTTTAAAAATAGTTTCACCATTATTGAATATATATTTTATATTATAATAGTTATCATATACAATAATTGGTATATTAATTATTTTACTCAAGACAGACAATTCCATTGTTCCATTTGTATTAACTCCCAATTTTCTAAATTTATTTAATGAAGAATTGAAGAAATTTTCATTTGCAGAATTAATATTTATTATATTATTTTGCATATACTCAATAATATTTGCTTTTAATAGGTAGGTTAATTTTGTCTGCAATTCACTAATATAACCCAAGTTTCGAGAATCATTATCATATAATTTATTATTAACCCAGTAATAAGAATTTGCATATGCTCTTATAATAGAATCTGCATTTGGTACAATCTCTTGAATCGCCTTATCGCCTATTATTGATAACTCCTTATCCTCATTATCATCATTTTCTATATTTTTTATTTTTCTTTTACCCAATATGGGGATTGTATTATTTTCAAATAATTCTATTAAAACTTTATTAATATTATAATTAGATGCTTTTATAATTTTCTGCCCACTCCTATTTGTATATTCATCCTGTCTAATTACATCCGATACATAATATTCACCTTCCTCAATAATTTCTTTAAATTTAATGCTATTTTGTATCATTTCCTCGATCACTTTATTAACAAAATCAAAAGCCATTGAATCAAGCAACTGAAATTTACAGGTATCATTTTTCCACAAACAATGTAAATTGGTAGAACATTTCTTTTCAGTTGTATTTATTTTACAATAATCTCTAATATTATGAAGAACATAATCTTTAATATTTGGTATTGTATTTACAATAAATGCCATATTATCATCTACTTTATAATCAGTTGATAATTTTTTATTAATAATACTTAGTAGAATTTTTTTCAATTCAAACTTTTTATCAACTTTATTTATCTTGTCGCTTCTAACAAGTGTTATAATATTATCTTTAATTTTAGGATGTTTTGATAAATATAAACTTAATTCTAATCTGTATAAATAATAACTTTCATTCATATAATTATGCAATTTAACATTATTTTTGTGTTCATTATTATCATTATTATTTGATAAAATTTCTTTATCAATAATATCCGTATTAGAATAGAACTTTGATGTTAATCCCATATTAATAATTTTATTATCTGTTATATTTGTTGGTTTAATTGATATAATAAGATCATTTGCTAAAGAAATTGCAATCACCACTATACCATTATTTGATTTTTTATCATATAATACTATTTTTGGTTTATAATCTAAAGATAATATTTTTTCAACTGCTTCTAATTTTTTTATTGTATCCATTAAATCATATTTAATATTAATATTTTTAATATTCATTACAGGATAATCAAATGAAATACCTGATGGTTTAACTGGTAGAAATAGCCCATTATCAAGTTCAAGATATTTACATTTATTTCTCTCATCAATATATTGTTTAAAAACATTTATTTTTTGATAATTTAATTTATGGATAATATTTTTAGCAACTAGATTATTATTAACAACCAATTGATTCATCACCATATTACTACAACTAATATGAAAATATTTAATTAATTCACTGATAACATTCTTAATCACATTATTAGTACTATTATTTTCAAATATTTTTTGTATAATAAATTTAGTTTTCTTTGCATCATCTTTCTTTATAAAACAAATAGGAAAATAATATTTATCATCTTTAATCAATATTACAACATCCTTATTATCATTCAACGTATTATTATTTTCAGAATTTAGACAATCAATATAATATTCCTCTTTGATATAATCCTTATCTAATAACTTTTTTTCAACAGTTGTTTTTTTATTTATAATATAATATAATATACCCTTCTTTGACACAACCCCTTGTAATGCGACTAATTCGCCCAATACGTCATATTCCATATATGATGATGTTTTAAGATATTTAATAAAGTTGTCCCTAGTTTGGAATAATGTTTTTGTGGAACCATTATTAAGATATGTAAAATATATATCACTCTTATCCTTCTCAATAAATGCTATCATATTTTTTATAATATCCTCAATCATTATATCATATATATTAGAAATAGCTGCTAAGAAAAAATATTTATCATTCTTAACAGTATATTTGAAAAAATAGCCTGTTTTTGATTCTAATAAGTAATGGTTTTTTATTTTATGATCATTTTTCCAAATTTTATTAAAAAAGATATCTAAATATTTAGGCAGATATATATATCTACCATCTTGTATTTTATTAGTTTCCTGTAATATGTAGATTTTATCCCCAACAGACTTAGTAGGTTTAGCTTCAATTTCAGTTGTTGGTTTATCACCAAGACATTTATTAAAATAATCACCTTTTTTCTTATTATTACCCCTCGTTTGATCTTTTATAAAGCAACAAGGCATACATAAATCATTTGGATTATTACTCTTTGATAAAAACCCAATATATACGTGTTCTTTATTTTGTGTAGGATCACACGTAAAATAATTTGCTTTGCTATCTCCTGATAATTTAACCGCCTTTAATGTGGTCTTGACCATTTTGCCTTGTAATTTCAATTCAACTTGTTTTTCATAAAATCCAGATTTAGGATTCATCTTATAACCATCTTTTAATAATTTATCTATTTGATCTTCAGGAATAATATCAGGTCGTCTTTTATTATCCTTCCCAGAATTTTGACATGATCTTGTCCATTGATGTTGTCCCTTCTCAGGTCTAAAACCAAGACGCGATTTATCAAGTGATGTAATAGTTCTTACAGTTTTAACATCATTGTCATTATAAACTATATCAGCAACCTTATTTCTTCTTTTTGCAATATTAGTTAATAATTTTAAAGTATCTTTTAATTTAATATAATCTTTATTTTTAAAAAGATATATTTCAGAATATAAAAACATAAGAACACGCATTAAATCAATAATATCATCTAATTGTTCTTTATTTCTAGCACCTGTTATCCTAATCTTATATTTATCTCTATCACGACCTTGAATATCTATCCCAATACCAGGTGGTTTTGATCTTGGTAATGATTTTATTTTTTTCTGCATTGATGGATTTTTTTTAATAAATTTACCATATTTCTTTTTAACATTATCAATTTCTTTTACAGTAAATTCGTTAGTAATATTAAATTGTTTAGATATCTCATTAATAAGTTCATTATCAGACAAATCAAAATATTTAAGATAATATAATATTCTCATTTGCATTTTACGAGTGCTATCATAATCACTAATTCTTTTATATCTAATATAAGTACCATATTTTGATGTAGTTTCTTTTTCATCATTTTGAATTTTGGCTACTCTTTTCTTTGGTTCAATAACAAGTGCAATATAAGGGAATAAATATCTAGAACATTCTGACAAATCATTATGATTTATTTTAAAATTTTCAGGTAATGTGAATTTTTGAATAGTGTTAATAAAAGCATATTTAAATTTTTCATCAATTGGTAATATAAATTTAATTTTTTTATTTTCAGAATTAATCTTGTTTAATAATTCTCTAACATTTATATAAGTTTTTTTTATATCTACCATTGTTGCACTATCTTCTTCTGTCCATGTAATTTTATATTCTATTCTACCTGTCTCGTGTAATGTAATTGATAAATATTTTTCTTTATTGGTTGATTTATTATCACTAATATCAATTTTAAATGAAAGACCATATGGTGCATTCTCAAACCATTTTTTATACAGATCATGTTTTGTACTATCCTGTTTATTTACATCATTATATATTTTATATACAATCATACCATCTGGAGTTTGATATTGAATAAATGGATACTTATCTGACACAATAAAATTGTCAAAAATTCTATATAAATTAAATTTAGTATCAAGATTAGTTCCAGTAATATTCTTTGGATCTTGTAAATTAACATGAATAGTAGATTGAATGATATAATTTTCTGCAAATAATTTTTTATAAGATTGTGATTTATTTTTAATTTTTTCTACTGTATTTTCTATCTCTGTTAATAATTTATTATCATTCATAATAGTCTTACTTTGAATATCCACAAAACTAATTTCTTTAGCCTTATGTCCATTCATAAATTCCCCAATTTGCTCAAATCTTTCAAATGATATTAATGGATAATATATATTAACAAAAACTGTAAAAAAGTTTTTTTTATCTTCGGCATTTATATTGGCATTGTATCCTATTTCATTATACAGATCTAACATAAATATTTCATTCATAGTGATATAATTATCATAGTAATTTAAGACTTTATCTTCATCATCTTCTCTTTTAATCTTGTGGCCAATATTATCTTTAAGATATGATAAATTGTTTCTTAATTTTTCATAAGTCTTACTATTCTCATTTGGTTTAATATCAATCTTTAATAGTTCAGTACGCGTAACCCATTTTTGCCCCAACATAATATACTCTTTCTTATTATTAAAATTATATTCTGACCAAAAATACATACACTCTGGTAATATCTTGATCATTTTGTCAGAAAAAGGGATACTCATACATAATTTATTTTTAATAGTTTTAATACTATCATCATTATAGATATATTGTTCTGTAATATATATTTTATCATATATGTCTTCTATATTAGAATCATATACTAGAGCATCGTATTTATCATTATATTTCAATTCTTTTGTGGTATTTACCACCCACGATTTATTATTGATTGCATCGCTGATTAATTTAGTTGTATCATCATTAGTTTTTTGTGATTCAATATCTGCAGTTTGATATAATTTTTCAATATCTTCTAGATTTAATTCATTTTCTATTTCTTCTTCAATATCTTCATTTGTAGTCTCAACAGCTTGTTCTTGATCAGTATCTTCATCATTATCACTTTCACCAAGATCAATATCAACTTCTTCATAATCACTATCATCAGTTCCACCCTCTTGAGGAATATTATAGGTTCTATAATCAATTTCTGATTTTCTATTAACATTCTTTATTTTATTTCTTGTTAATAAATAATCATAATATTCACCAGCAAAAGAATAAGGGCTATTTTTAATATATTCTATCTCAATATGATTATTATACCAGTCTTTCTTATATTTATCTATCAATAAATTCATTTTAGATTTTGTATTAATAATATTTTTCTTTTGTGCATTAATATGATAAGAAGTAAAAAAATAGTGATACCAATATTTACCATAATATTCTTCTAATTCATTATAATCTGATTTTTTAATATTTGCCATAACTGTATAAAAATCTTTATTAGCAATATATTCTAATACGTTCATTACAGATGAAGGTACTATTTTTCCGATATAAATATACACATTATATTGTACTCTTCTATTATTATTTTTATATTTATGAATAATTTTAATAGGGTGTTTCATATTATTGAAAGCCAGAAAAAATAATTATAATATAAAATATATTAAACTTTTATTTTATATATAATTAAACAATGGAAGAACTTAAGATCATACCGCAATATTCAATTGGTTGCAAATTATAATCAACTTTTGTATAGATATTCAGATCAATAGCTTTGTCAGTTAAGAATTTAAATATTTTCTTAAATAACTCCCCGTGTCCCGTTTCGGGACACGCAATATGTGCCATCTCGTGCAAAGCGACATACATTAACAAATTGAGATCATGTAATAGACCTGTTTTCTTACTTTTTAAACAAAATGCCAATTCTTCACCTTTATTAACACTATATGATGTTAAATCACTATTAGGATCAGTTTCATAAATTGTTGTTTTATTTTCCATAAGATTATTATTCAATTGATTTATATAAGGGGTGAAATCAGAGAACTCGTTAATATGTTTATATAGATAATTTTTTAATTTGAACATATTTTCAACAATACTACTTAATAGATTGGCAGCTTGGTGCTTTAAATTATCATTTGATACCAAATATTTTGTACCAGTATTAGTTTCTATATAAATCACATTATTTCTATTTAAAAATAAAAATATATATAAAAAAATTATAATAAGAGAAAATAAAATTGTATTATGCATAAATTAATTAAATATAGAAAAATTATAATAAATATATTAAATTAAATATTTAATTTTTTTCTCTTGTAATATATATTTAATTTAATATGGGTAATAGTCAGAATAAGCATAATAGTGAAACTATAAATTGGAAAGCAGCTACAGTTAAAGGTAAAAATATAGAATTAGGCCAGGATATTAAAAATTTAGTTGCAAATCTGAGAATAGATAATAATGAGACTGAATTTCATGAAGATATTTTACAAACAGTATTAAATAAGCATTTAAAAAAATCAGAAAATGTAGAACAAAACTTTGCAGATAGTGAGTTATCAACTGCATCACCTTTTATTAGTGCCGATATATATAACTATTTACAAGATAAGGCATTAAAAGTTCATAATATGTCGGTTGAAAATCACAATGGACTTAATAATATTGACATGGATGTACATTTTAATCAAGATGGTGGTGGTAAAAAACAAATGAAAGATTTATTAGATGATGATAGTTCAACATCAATGACATCATCAACTGGCAATTTAAGTTCAACTGATGATATTTCAGATTCAAATGATGAGTCTGAAAAGAAACATCGTAAGAAGAAACATCACAAGAAAGAACACCATCGTTCATTAAAAGGTCGTAAAGAGACTGAATCTGACAATTTATCATACTTATCTTCCTCTGCTCACACAGGTGGTGAATTTACCGAAACTAATAAATCAGTATCTAATGAGAATGAACATATTGATCAAGATAGCATTCATACAAGTGATATAAATATGGTGTCAGAATATTAAATAAATAAATTTTATTTTTTCTTAATAATTTTATCTATCTTATTAAAAATATTTTTAATATCTTTAATAGTTTTATTATTATATAGTTTCTTAGTTGCATTTATTTTAGTATTAATTTCTTTAATAGTTTTTTTAACTTCTATCTTATATAATGAGTCTATTTTCTTTTGATTTATTTTAGGTTTCTTAATTGCAGAATACTTTGCAATAATATCGTTAAATATATTTTTAGCATCTTTATCTACTAGTTCTAAAAATTGTAGAGCAGGATTCATAATTTGATTAGTAAGATAAAACATATAATCTATCTCAAGATTATGTTGTTTAACATAAGATGGGACTTCAATCATATCACCCTGTAGTAATTTACTACCATCTTCTGGTTGTTCCACTTTAATAACAACAAATTCAATTCGATCTCCAGATTGTGGTGTGAAGCCAGGATCTCTTTGTGAGATTTTATCTGCCAGATAAATGTGAGCTATTCTTCTCCAATCTTTATAAGAGTCTTTTAGTTTGAGATTACGACTTTGTAAGAAATATCTAATATCATATTTACCCTCAAACATATCAGTCAAACATTTTGTGGTAAAATCTTTAGCACCACTTGGACTTCTCTTATTAATAAGTTGATCAATAATACCACCGCAAATTTCCTTGACTATCGCTGCATTATCTCTTCTTTTAAGAACGATACCCATAAAATCTTGTTTGCACTTATTATTATCAAATTCATATTTATTACCAACATATTTTTTCTTAGTGACTATTGCAAATGGCCAAAATGTTTTTTCATATTCTAAATCGTGAGGAAATGGCAATCTACTTTTTACTAATTCACCAGATAATTTACCCATTTCAATCGCATTATCTAGTGTCCTCTTATCAATTATTGGTTTGCCACCTTCATAGAAATCTATATTATACACTTTTGTAGAATTCACGATACTCCATCTTGGTTGTATCCATCTATCTTCTAATACATTATGAACAAAATATTTAACCTTATCACTTAATTCATCTTTATACTTATTAAAGTTAATATTGAGTTGTTTTGTTATAAAATCTTCAATGATTTCATCTAATTCTTTTTTCCCATTGTATTTTACCCATCTCTCATTAATATTTTTTTCTAATTGTTTCACATGTTTAATCATTAATTTGTCATCAACTATTAGCTCCTTACCAAGGATCTCTTTAATAACTCCAATAAATTCATCAATATTAATTTTTTTATTATTATCAATATTAAACTTATTATTAATGTATTCCATCATTGGTATCATTACCTCATTTCGTCTCTTTTCATATAAATCTACATAATTAATGCGCATTTTATTAACCTGATGTTCAGCCCATTGAAATAATTTAATATCAAATAAATTCATATAATCTTTCATTACAAGTTCTTGTAAAGTCCATAACCACGGAAAATAACTCTCTTGAATATATTCTTTAATAAATATTTTAATTCGTTCTTTTACAGGTAATAATACATTTTGATTAGAAGGTTCTTTCATTGTTATCATAGAGGCTGGTAATGTTAGGTCTATTATCATATCGCACGAATAATAGGTACTATAGATTTCATTAAATCTACTTTTATTTTTATCATCAATAAAAGGTAGAATTAATTCTTTTCCAAATTCTATTATCTTTCTAAGTAATCCTAATGCAATATTATCATCAACTTTTACTATATATTCTCTGAAACGATAACAACTAAAAATAGAATCTGTATCACCATATCTAACAACCGGTTGGAATATTAAATCCTTTAAATTGACTGTAAGATATTTATGAATATTATCTATTAGTTTATCGTCTCTCTCATTCAATTCAGTTGAATACAAGTAATCTAATAACTCTGTATCATCATTAAAATATGCGTGTTTCAAACCATTCATTAACCATGGCAATATCTCCTCATCATATTTTTTAGCAAAGATTAACATCTCTCTACCAGTAGAAGTTGTACAAGCCGCAATATCACGCTTACAAATGGGTGATGTACTGGCTCCTAATTGTCCATATAATGAATTTGCTGTAATTTTAACAGCCAATTGTTTTGCATCTAATATTTTATATTTAAACTGATCTTTTTCAGTTTTCATTAATTTCTTAATAGATTTACGTGTCTTTAGCAGATTATTTAAAATAGAAGGGATAACACCAAGTTTATCTTCTTTCTTTGCATATCTTCTATATTGTATCGACCCATCTGCTTCTCTATATGAAGCATTATAATAAGTTATATTTGGTAAATTATCATATTCCGGATTTTCAACAATTGTTTCATGACTCATATTCTTATGCATAATAGAAGCAGGATAAAGAGACATATAATCTTTAGTAGCACACGCTTCATAATCCACTTTTGGTACTGGATCAAAAACAATAGCTCCTTCATATGAACTTTGTTCATCTTTTAATTCCTCAATATTATCAGTTTTACATCTCTTACATTCTCTACTATTTTTAAATTCAAATTGACATGATTTATCAAGACATTTATAATTTTTATCCATTCTAATTACAGGGAATGCATATTCTTGTTCCCTGAATTCCTTAAGACATAATGAAAATAATTTAATTCCTTGACCTCTAATAAATAGATATGATAAAGGCACATAACACACATTTGCCATCTCAATATTTTTTGTAACAACTTCTAATTTATTTATCAATATATTAACTAATTTACAATCTTTAATACAGTATTTTGCAACAATCGCTCTATCACGCGATGAACCTTTCTGTAATCTGAAAATATCTTTAGGTGTTATATCATCTTTAGCTTGAGACCAAAAAATACTTTCATCAGGTTTTACTAACTCTAGATCCTTAATGAAATCTTCTGTACTTTGAATTATAATTTTCTTATTCTTATAATCAACATCAAGAACATTATACTTGTCGCCAATTTCATCAGAAATAAAACCTTTAATAATCTCAAGATGAATATAATCATTCATATATATATCATCAACAGATTTACATTCCAAACAAATCATATTATTCTCTAATTTAGTATAACATGATACTTGCCCTCTGATAAATTTAGAGGCAACATTATCAAGTTTATATGATGGTAGATTAAAAGTTTTTTGTACATCTTTCATCAAATCAATATGTACTCGTCCTGGAGTATCCCAATATCTTAATAAATTCTCACCAAGTGCAGAGGATGCTAATTTCATTTCCTTAAATATACATCTATGATTCTTTAATTTAGACATATATGACATTTCTAATTCAATATTAATATCATCTCTTTTACATCTATCATACATATATTTTTCATCAAAAAAGAATATATTATAACCTGTTATAATATCACAATCATTTGTATTAATTTCATTTAAAAAATCTAATAATAATTCTTTTTCAGTTTCAAATGAATTTACAACTACATTTTCAATAGCTGATGTTTTATTAAGACAAGCAATATAATTCCTATAAGGTAAATTTTGACCAAGAAGAGTATAAGTTACACCTATCTGAATAATCTGATCACCTTTTCTTCTTGCCTGTGGGAATGCCCCATCTTCTGAAGTACATTCAATATCAAAAGATGCAATTCTAAAAGGTGCATTAAAATCTTTAATAATGGGATTAAGATGTTTCCAATTTACAATTAATTCAATATCGCATAATGACTCTTTATCATCCTCAATTTCTATTTGATTATATTTACTAGTTTGAACCCAAGAACATCCGCTAATATTTTTAATATGAAAACATCTGAACATTGGTGGTAAGTTGGCTTCGTATAATTTATACTTATGCGGTATTGCTAATTCCATTATATTTGAAAATACTACATCATTATAATCAAATAGATTCCTATATTTTCGCATTCCTTCACTATTTGTAAAATTTAATTTTGCAAAATAATATTTTTTATCATTTGTAAAGCCTTCTGATTTTTTTAACCTTACAATATCAATATTTTTTAATGATTGTTTAAACTTTACAAATACCTTTCTATTATCTTTACCAACCAAATAATTATACATATATTGAGAAATAATATTAATCTCATAATCAGACTTATGCTGTACTTTATCTGGTAATAAGATATAAAAATATGGACAATAATTTGTAATTTTACAATAAACGGATCTACCATCTTCTGTTCTTCCAAATGTATGAATAATATATTTTCCTATACTATTATTAGACTCACTTTCATCTTCTTCATCATCATCAATTATTTCATTTGTTTCCATATAATCATATATTTGAAATTCTATATTTTCCATTTTACAATAATAAGATTATTATTATTTAAATATAAGTTTTATCAATTTTTACAATTTTAAGCATAGCTAAAATATGGAATAAATTGTAGTGTCCAATTTTTACAATTTTAAGCATAGCTAAAATATGGAATAAATTGTAGTGTCCAATTTTTACAATTTTAAGCATAGCTAAAATATGGATAGTCTCTTTTTAAGATTCAAATATTTAGTTTTATATTTAAGATATTTATGATTATTTTCATATTCAGGATTTAATTCATTAATTTTCAATATATAGGGTTTAATAGAATCTTCTCTAAAATCTGTAACTTTTTTTATAAATTCCTTGATATCTTCTTCTAAAATTTTAACATCATCCGGAGGATTTGCAATTTCGTAAAGCTGTCCATCACGATATCGAGTATTATTCTATGCACCATAATATGAGTTTGCGATTCTATTTAGGTTTGTTCTAATTTCCTTAAGTTTTTCGATAATTTCTAAATTATCATTTATATTAAGTATTGTTTGAGTTGTATTATCTACATTTATACATAATTCTGTAATAGAATCAAAAATTGTATCATACGACCTTAAATTATTCCAGGATGCACCATAAGTCTCATCATTTTTATTATCTATTTCTAATATTTTATCTACACGACTCTTCAATTCCAATAGACTCTTATAAAAATTAGTAGGATGAAACTGCATTATATATATTCTATTATATAAAAATTTTTATATAATATAGTATAGAAGCATTTTTTATAAATTATTTTTAGATTTTAAGTATTTGTTTTTATATTTGAGGTACTTATTGTAGAATCCTGTTTGTGCTACTAGTAGCGGCTCTTTGTTTTCTGTTGTGCTTTTTTTAAAAGCTTCTGATAATCTGTCATCTGATGTTATAACTTGACGATTAATTCTTCTATATGTCTCAGATAAATATACACTATAATCTAATGATATCTCATCAATATCTAATAATAATATTATATCATTAGGTGTAAAATTAATAACATTTGCAGATTCTATATTATTATTATGACGACTCAAATTAATATTATATATTTCATTAATCATTAGATGCACTTGATCTAGAATTAGTTTTATTTTTGAATGTAATATAGTTATATTATTTTCTTTAATATCGCCAAATTCCTTCTGTAATTTATCAAAGTAATTATTAAGACTATAATTATTAAGTTTATATTTAGTTTCTTTACTTAGCTGATGTATTAAAATTTTATATGTTCTTAGATAATCATAATATTTTGCATTAAATAATTCATAATCACTATCATTCCATTTAGGCAGAGGCATTATATAATAAAATATAGAAAATAATTAAATCTTTTTATCTAATAATTTTTTGTATAATATAATATATATGAATATAACAATATACATAGAACCAAATTCTATATCTCCTAGTATAATATGTCGTGGTACATACAATGATAAACCAGCTTATTACAAAATATCACTAATTAATAAAGACATAACTAAGAGTTTAGAGCAAGGTCTATCTTATGAAGGTGATATTTATAAAAAAATAAATAATTATAAAAATAATGAACACGTTAAAAACATTAATGCATTCTTTTTAAATTATTTAGATTATAAAAAAATATATAAATCAGACCTAGATGATAGTGTAAAAGGAACGATACAAAATTATAAAGAATTTATAGACAGATTAAATTCTTTAGCACCAGGTGCATACGATTTACTTAGAATAGTGATAACAGAAGATAATGATTCAGTTACTTTAGATGATATGATAAAAACATTAAATGATACTCATGAAATTGGTTGTATAAAAATAATATTAGCCGATCTATTGTATCCTGTATTATTGGGAATAAATGTATTATATGATTTTTTGAATATTAATCATAACGATATGCATTTTAAAAATATATTATGTTGTAAGAAAGAACAGCTAACAGCATACCACATTGGTAGCAATGAATTTTATGTAAGTAAGTATAAGATAAATATATTTGATTTTGATCTATCCTATCAGTCTAACCATAATAATAATAGATTAAGTAGTGATTATTGCAAAATATCAGGTAGTTGTAATAATAAAAGTTTGAAAGATTATTATCTATTTATTCAATCCATATTATTCTGTTGGAATAAATATCGAGTTAATACAACTTATACAAAATTAACAAAATGTTTAGAAGAAATATTTGTAAAATTAGTGCCTGAAGTTTATCAGGAAAGCTTTGTTAAAAATATAATTGACATAACTAGTAGGAAAAAAGATTTATTTTGGTCCGCATATTGTGCAAAACTAGACTATAATAATAAATTGACAATGAGTCTTCCTTGTAATAATACAAATGTCAGTGACATATATGTATATTGGTTAAAAGATATTGTAGAAAAATTCAGAAAAGAAATTATTGAAAAACAGATACCAATTGAAGTAAATATTGAAGGTGATAATCGCTTTATTTTAGTTAATAGAAAAATACGAGAGCAATGTGTTGAAAGTGTTGCTAAAAATAAGTACTTAAAATATAAAAATAAATATATTAAGATTAAAGCAAAATTAAATTTATGATATTTTTTTTAATTTCTTTAATGCATCCATTAATTCTGCTTGACTTGGTATTTTTTTTGTAGTAATATTATTAGTTAATCCAGATTGTGCTAATGAATTTTTAAAAATAATTTCTGGTGATTTAATTAACAGCATTGGTGGAGGAGGTGGAATAATAGTAGTTTTAACAGGTTCATCAATAAAATCTATATATAGTTGTTCTGGCAAACCATAATATTTAATTTGACTTAGTTGGCACGAAAGTCCATATGTTTTATTAGTCTTATTAAACCACACATAACTTAACTTGACAACTAATTCTATTTCCCCATTTATTTTAAAATCAGTAAATGTTATTGTATTTTCTATTGTTGATGTTATCTTTGGATCATTTTTCATATTCATTCTCATAAATATTAATGATTTCTTTTCAGATATTAAACTGATAAATTTAGATTTGGTATTAAAAGAGTCTTTGATTAATTGTTCCAAAGTATTAATAAATTGCATATCCTCTTCAGTCTTACAATATAATGGGTAAATAGGAATATTAATTTGGCTATACTTTTGATTAACAAAATTATTAAAGATCATTCTTATTTTAGATAATTTAAGATAAATTTCTTTAGATCCGTTATCATTATAATATATATAATATCTTGCAATTTTGTTATCAGTACATATTTTATTACCAAATATAATATTATCTGGATTAAAGTTTTTTATGTTCATATTAGTAAATAAATAATAACTCATTTAATATAAGTTATTATTTATTATTAAAATAATTTTTTATCAAATTTTATTTTTTTTGAATACAAAAAAAGTTATATTCATTTGACACATTATTAAAAAATGATACAATTAATCTTAAATGATAATTTAAAATGTCATCAATTTCTTTGTATGTTTCCTCAAGTGAAATTATTGTATCGTCTTTAACCCATGATAATGATGTATTATTTAATTTTGCAATATACATGTCATCTACTATTTTCCTAAAATCTTTTAATAATGTTGCAAAATTACTATTATTAAGTTCAGTTAATGTTTTTCTATCATCTATTTTGTGCCATATATAATTTAGATCCTTAATAAATTTTAATTTTCTTACTAATAATGATTTTTCTAAATAATAATAAGAATTTTCTATAATAGATTTATAGAAAAGCAAATCATCTTTTCTTTGATTACCAATTAACTTTGATAAATTATTTTTAATTTCTAATATAGAATGGATATAATTGGTACATTTTAATTCAGCCTCTTGATAGTCTTTAAATATTTTATCCCATGAATTTATAATTTTTTCTATATTGTCCATTTTATATTATAAAGTTTGAAAAGATCTATATAGTTATCTAAAATTTATAATAAATAATTACATATTATTGAATTATCAAACGATTTTAAAAAATTTATAGTAATATTATTATTTACTATTTTATTATCATTAAAGAGCCCTTTAATTATAATAATGTTATCTATATTATTTGCATTTATAATTAATACATTATAACGTACAATACTATCATACATCATATTTATTGGTATGGCTCCGTGAAGATTTTTAATGATTTTTCTAATAAAATGAGAGTTGTTATTAGTATCTATTAATTCAATTTCAAAAATATATAACTCATCTGGTATCTCATTATTTCTATACATGTATTTATTGGTCATATAGTTGTTATTTACTAATATATTATTTATCTCATAATTAATATTCATTATAATACTAAATATTTTATTTTTTGAATTTGTTAATAATTTGGTGGCGATGCAAATATATTATTAGTTGTTAGAGAACAAGAACATAATGAATATCCATTGTTATTATTAGTAAATTCAATAAACACATGTTCATTTTGATGAATACTAGTAGTTTGTTTATTATTTACAATACCTTCTAATTTATAATCCATATCGTGTGATACAATAACTTTAAAATTAGTCATTTCATTAAATTTAATTTTATCGCTAAATTTAATTAATTTAGAATGTGGTTTTGATTCTATTTTTTTAATATATTTTTCATTATTATTAATATCATAAATATACAATTCAAAAATATATTTATTAGCAGGTTGAGCATAACTATTATTAATATTCATAGGGGGTGTAGCATTATTATACATTGTATCCATTAATTTTATATAAAATATTTTCGTTTAAATCAAAAAATTTAATAATTTATATTTTAATGAATAATTTTACCGAAATAAAAATGGAAAATACTACTGAATTTGATGTATTGGTTATACGTAAAGGTAAGATAGAAAATTTAGAATGGCACGATCCTGATTATATTGCTAAAATTTTTAAATTAAATTTATGTACAACATTTACAATGAATAAAGATAATTTTTTATTAAATGTTGGTAAAATATTAGAAACTGATAAATATTACGATACAAATACAACTGTAATGAATGAAATAATTGGTGAAGAACCTTATTATATGTATGAATTATTATATGTAGATCTGGCTAAACATCCTGCATATCATAGTGAAACTAATGATTTAGCGACACTTGTTAATACTAATAGTGAGAAAATCTATACAAATGCAATAGTATTAAAAACTTATTTACCCCCTTTATCTGATTCAATGAGATTTGAATCAATCAATTGCGCTGATTTAGAAAGAATATTATATCATCGTGCTTATACAAAAGTAGTATTATATCGTAATTATGAATATGTTCAGGAAAATGTTGGTAATTTAGAAGAATTTGCAGAAACATTTTTTGAAGGCGAGTATTATAAAAAAATTGAAGTGGCTTTTCTATCTCATAATATTAATATCTGGTATGTAGATTCAATTGAGAAAAAAGAACAGGGTGTCTGTGGTAATTTAATAAATGAACCAGTTGAGAAATGTATATGGTTTACTATGAATACAGACACAATAAGAGGTAATCTAACAAAAGATGAAGTTATGAAAATAATATTTTTATCTACTAAACTTGATAGTTATAATCCAAAGATAGATTGGACTGATATGAAATTAGATAAATTAGGGAGATTAATAATAAAAAATAAATATAGAATATTAGATGAAAAATATAATGAATATAAATAAAAAATATTATATTATAAAATAAATAAAATATATTATAATATAATATGGATGATTTTGATATTGATTTATCAGATATAGGAGGTACGAATATAAATAATTTAAATAATTCAATTCAACCTTCTGCTCTTGATACAATTCGTTCTGATAGAAATAAACTAATATCTAATAGACAACCTGATATGATAGATTTTAAAGATAATAATAATTCTAATATTTACAGACCAAAAAAAAATATTAATATGAATAATTTGATTAAAAACGTAGAGTCTGATTTAAAAAAATACTCATCGATATCTGATGATATTTTAGGTAATGATAATATACCAACTGCTATTAATGAACAACCAAAAAAAAAAGTAGTAATAAAATCTACTAAAACACAACCTATCAGATCAAATAATGATATGATAGAAGTATTAATTTACATATTAATTTTTATGATATTAAATAATAAATTTATAATTGATATTATTTTTAACTATGTACCTTATATCAAAAATATTAATAATCCCTATCCAAATTTATTAATAAGATCTTTAATTTTTGGATTAATTTTATATTTCTATAAAAAATATTATACTAATAATTAAATCTAATAATATATAATGGCATTAAAATTATATATTATTATTATAATAGCACTTGTATTTTTTGCATTTGTAATATATTATCGTAAAAAAGATAATAATAATAATAATCACGCTATAATACTTAATGACATAAAAGAAGAACTAAATGGATTTAGTGTAATGAATGATATTCTTGCTCAAACTGGGTTAATTGGAAATAGTTGTGGCCCACAAGGTATTTTAGGAGATGTAATTGAAAAAAGAAATATAGATACAAGTAATTATTTTATACCATGTACATATGATAGTTGTGAGTCTGATAGTAAAAAGTTTGAACATACTGATAGAAATATTTTTATTATAGATGGTTGTGATATTTTAGCTTCAAAAGTAGCTTTATGGAGAACATTATATAAACATTTTGGTGCTGAGGCAACAAATTATATGCCTCGCACATTTATATTAAATCACGATAAAGGTTTTGCAGAACATTTTAATAATAATAAAACTAGAAGAAATAATATGATGTATGTATTAAAAAATTATGAACAAAGACAACAGGGAATTAAATTATCTAGAGATTTAAAAGAAATTGAAGATGGGTATAATAATGGTTGGTATTTAGTACAAGATTATGTTTATAATCCTTTTATAATTGATAAAAGAAAAATTAATTTCAGATACTATTTATTAATTGTATGCTCTAAAGGAAATGATAAAATAGATGCTTATTTACATAAAGATGGCTTTCTATATTACACTCCTGATTATTATGATGAAAATGATATGTCATTTAATAAACATATTACAACCGGATACATAGACCGTGCTGTATATGAGAAAAACCCCCTAACATTAGATGATTTTAGAAAACATCTAAATAGGATTCAACCAAATTTATCTCATACATGGGATCGTTCTGCAACTCATTTAATGACAAAAGTTGTAGAAGCATTAAGTACTGTTATATGTAAAAATAATAAATTAAATACTACAAATAGATTTCAGTTATTTGGATGTGATTTAGCTCCTGATAATAAATTAGGATGTAAATTAATGGAAATTAATAAAGGTCCTGATATGAATGCTAAGGATGAACGTGATAAAATGGTTAAAACAAAAGTTCAAGATGATATATTTAGTATAATTGAAGATAATAATTTAAAAGCTACTAATTTTATTAAAATTTATTAAATATTATTAAATAAAAGTATTTTATTCCGAATCACTTTCAGATTCAGACTTGATGATCGATTTCTCTAATTTAAGAGACTTCTTTGGTTTAGATAATTTCTTGGCATCTAGTTTATCTGATCCAGTATCTGAATTGTCAGAATCACTATTAATCACACTCTTTACTGTCTTATCCAATTTAAAACTATTGGAGTTTTGTAATGATTCGAGAAAATCATTCAACTGAACATATAGTTTAGTCAAAGAATCATTATGATGATCTGCATTATTAATATAGGTGTCTCTTAATTTATCAATATTTGCACAACATTCTTTTGTAATTTCTAAATATTGTTCTTTTGATAATTTACTATTTGCTGCAAGTACAAAATTAGTATGAAGATTATGAATATGATTAATCAGTAAATTATTATTAGATAGAACTTCAAACATATTTTTATAAATATTATTTGTGCTTGCTCTAATAGTATCAATAGAATTTATGTTCTTTTGCATATGATAAATATTATCCATAATACCATCGTAAGATGTTAGAATAGATGTTTTACATTTCTGAGAAAATAATAATAAATCATCTATTTCAGACTCTTTAATATAACTATCTTTAGTATCAACAACTGTTAGGTTATCTTCTTTAACATCACTAACATTCCCAACAGATTCAATTTTCTTGGTGCGTGATTTTTTAGATTTTACCTCACTAACATCATCAACAACTTCAGGTTTCTTGGTGCGTGATTTTTTAGGTTTTTCCTCACTAACATCATCAACAACTTCAGGTTTCTTGGTGCGTGATTTTTTAGGTTTTTCCTCACTAACATCTTCAACAACTTCGGATTTCTTGGTGTATGATTTTTTAGGTTTCTCTTCTTTAACCTCACTAACATCAACAACTTCAGGTTTCTTGGCGCGTGATTTTTTAGGTTTTTCCTCACTAACATCTTCTACAACTTCAGGTTTCTTGACACGTGTTTTTTTAGGTTCATCCACTACAGTTTGTTTGACAGGTTCTAAAACCTCATCAATTTTCTTTGATTTCTTAGTCTTTTTCTGTTCCATAGTACTCATTATACTATAAATAAGGTCTTGTTATTAAATAAATTATTATTCAATTTTTTTATTATAATTAACTTAAAGATATTTTATAAAACGCAGTATAATGCAACTTTTATAAAATAAAATATAAATAAATAATATATAATGTCAGTTAGATTCTATAGCTTACCAGCAGAAGATAAGATTTATATTTATAACTTGGATGATAAACAAGATATTATTGATCTTGCTATGCAAGGTGTAGAAGAATTAAAAGTATCTCATCCTACAAGTGTAGAATCTAATGTTAAAAGTAAATATATGAGCCCTTGGAATAGTCATGTTGTTAATAATAAATTAATGCCTTTATGCGATCACATTGAAAAATTAACAATGGAAATGTCTTATTTAGTATATGGTTCGGATATGAAAAGTTTAAATGTAGAATTTAGAGTAACAGATTGTTGGTATGCAAGATATGAACCTAATGATTTTACTGTAAAACATAAACATTATCCTGCTGATTGGAGTGGAGTTTTATATACTAATGTTGATGATACATCAGCTGGTATTATATTTAATGAAAAATATAAAATACAACCAACTAAAAACATGTTATTAATATTTCCAGGATATTTAAATCATGAGGTTCCTCCTACTGTGGGTGTTCGCGATGTAATTGCTTTCAATATATTTAAGAAAGCAACATTTGTTAAATAAATCTATAAATTATGTAATTTTTTTAACTGTAAATATTTATTCTTATATTTTAAATATTTACTTTCTGCTTCTTTTTCTGACATTGCATTACGTTGATCACGTGCTTGTTTAAAAGTTAGTTTGGGTTTTAATAATGGGTGATCTGCATCAACAACATTTGGTTTTGATACTTCACCACGTGTATGTCTTTTAGCTCTTGGGCTGTCTGCAATTTGCTTTAATAAATCAGGACTAAGAGATGGACCTCTTGTTTTTCTTAATCTGGCTTTTGTGTCAGGAGATCTAAGTTCATTTAAGAAATTTGTTTTAGGCGATTCTTGAGGAGTATTAAGAGCAACATCTGATAAATCAAGTGGAGGGGGTGGTGGTATATTAGATGGGGGTGCTTGAAAATCTGATGAGTCTCCAAGTCCATCATTGGATAGTGGTTTCTTAGTATCATTAACATCTACCAAGTTTTGTGCTGTCTTTATAATATTAACTAGCTTATTAATTCCATCCTTTTCAAATTTATCTCTCTTTACATTTAATTCTGCTAAATGTTTATTTTCCGCTTTTAATTTTTCTAATGTTTGTTTTAATTCTTCTAATTCTTTCTTTTGTGTATCAGAAAGTTGTGATGCAGATGCTTCATGAGTTTCTATTTTTTCTTTATGTTCTGTATGTAATTTTTCAATTGTTGCTTCTTTATCAGCAATCATTTTATTTAATCTTTCTATTTCTTCCTGTTGTTTCTGTTTTTGTTCAGCTGTCAATTTCTCTGAATTATCATTATGGTCTTTAATTTTACGTTCGTGTTCATCTTCTAATTCTTTCATTCTCTTCTCGTTATCAGCAATTATTTTATTTAATCTTTCTAATTCAGCTTGTTGCCCAGCTGTTGCTTTGCCAGAATTATCATTATGTTCTTTAAGAATGGCATCGTGTTCTTTCTTTAATTCTGCAATTTTTTTTTCATTTTCAGCAATCTGATGTTTTAAATGTTCATTAGTAGAAGCAGAATCAACTAACATTTTAAGTTTTGATACAACAATTGATAATATTAATTTATTAACATTAAATATTAAATCATATAAATTTTGAGCAGGAACATGAGAACAGAAATTAGAGAATAATACAACATTATTTTTCTTTACACTTGCTAATACGATGCTCTTGAGTTTAGAAAATGCTGAACTTTTATTACTAACCCATTCATCTATTTTTTTTTCATTAAAACTCTTTTCATTTGCTTTTATAACTTCTCTTAATTTACCCATCTGTCTATTTATTTCTTTTGCAGCATTATCATTATATTTTTCTATAGACTTTTGATCAAATTCTCCATTGGGGCAGGGAATTTCATTCAGTTTTAATTCATTTGATTCATTATTAAAATCAAATTCAAATGTAAAAGCTTTCTTAAAATCCTTTTCTAAAATAGATATTAATTTATCACCCGACATTATAATATATAATATATAATAGATTTAATTTAAATAATTATATATTTTATTTATATTATTAGATAATATATCGATTAAAGCAGTTATTTTATTATTACTATCTAATTTTATTTTTTCTAAATTATTTTTATTATTTATTTCTTGTTCGTTAAAATCAGCGTTCTTTTGTTTTTGCTCATTCGAATTTATATTATTATCCATAATAGGAATATATATAGTATTATTATTAGTAGTATCTGTATAATTATTAAGAATAAATTTATTAAATAAATTAAATACACTGATAACACTAACTTTATAATTAAATTTATTATATTTTATAAAAATAGAGCGCTCCATTGCCAAATCCCATGATGAATTATTATAATTACCTCTTCTACACGAACTAAAACTTTTTATATACTCTTTATATTTATTAATATCATGATCTCTACCAGATTTACTTTTTTCATATAATATGATGGGGTCATTCATATCATACCACGGAACTAAATTTATCTTATCAGTATATATCATATCATTATAATTTTGTAAATAATCGATAACTACATCTTGATCTTTAATAATTTGTCTGATATTAAAATAAAAGTTATTTTTTGTCTCTTTCTTAAATTTCTTAAATTCCAATTGACTAAAGATTATTCTGAGAAATTTTCTGTAAATTTTATTATTAATAATAATAGTTTTATCTAATAATTTTGTATAATTATCAATAATAAATGATATTATAGATAATAAGATTCCTCTATCTACCCATATGATATTAACTATTTTGCAGTTATTATATGGCAATAAATTCATTAATTATTATAGTTTAGAAAATATTCAAAGACTTTTTTTTATAAATTTAGTGAAATTCCAATCCTTTTTTAATATTTCTGTTTCTGATAATTCTTTAATATTTTTTGGTATGCTATGATTATATACTACAAAAAATAACATATTCTCTTCATCATCATATTCTATTTTGTTATTTGAAAATGCAATATCAGTATCAATCCACAATCCATTTTTATCTCTAGAACCATCCACCTTATTTGGATATTGATAATATTTATAATCTTTATTTAATAATATCTTTAATTCATTCCATAATACTAATTTACCCAGATCATGATAATCAAATTTATCTTTTTCTACTATTTTATTTATCATATTATCCAATACTTTTGATACCAGAATACCATTTTTGCGTGAAGCCATAATCCAATTAGATGGCTGTCCATAGCCATTTTTACATACAGATCCAGTACAACCAAATCCGACATAATCATATTTATCTAATTTATCAATAACTTCAATAGGATTTTTTAATACAACTGTATCAGCATCCATATACAAACCTCCATATTTTTTTAATAACATTATTCTATATAAATCAACTTTATGAGCAATTATTAATTTATCTATTTTATTATAGATTGATAAAGTTCTTAATTCAGGAAGGTATTTTGATATATTATTTTTATTTAATCTGATGATATTAAATGAATTGGAACAATGTTTATCAACAGTTTTAAAACATAACTCTATATAACTTGGTGTCTTATTACCATCAATATTATCCCAATATTGCCATAAATATGGTTTATTTGTATTATCAAATCCATCTTTGGATCTTATATTCATATAAATTAAATATATAATTAATAAAAAAATTATAATTATAATCATTATTATATTCTAGGTTTTATTTTTGTTATTTGGTGCTGGAAGAAATCCCTCCATGTTATTAAATTTGTTTCCGTAAGCAACGCGATATTCAAACATCTCAGTATCACCATAATGTCCGCATACAATTGCCGATAGATCCATCAATATATAATTATTCTCCCACGATAAAATTTTTCTGATCTCAACCAACTCTTTAGGGAAAAAGAAATTATCAAGATATTTAATTTTTATTACAATTGAATTCTTAATTTCCACATAATACAAATTATAATTAAGCTCCTCATTACTATACATATATCTAAAAAGGTAAATATTATTATTTGCTATACTTTTTCCAGCTCCAACAATCCCATAATTCATATTATCAGGGTTCTGTGTTGAAAGTCGTGTATAAGCATCGTGATATTGAATATTAGAATAAGCAAATGTAATATCAGAGTGTAGTTTAACTGATGATTGTTCATTTTTGTCAATTGCAACTTTTATTAGTCTTTTAAATTTATTGAGAGTTAGTGTTTGATCAAGTTGTGTCAGCTGACTTTTATTAAAAGACATTATTCTTTTAATAATATTATTACTATATATAGTAATAATTAGCTTAATAATTTCAATTTTTTTATATCTAATATAATATATATGAATTTTGATTTATTAGAGAGTGATAAAGACCGTTTAGTAGAAATCATTTTTTATGAATTTATAAAACTTAATAAAAAATCTAATAATTTTAATATTAAGACAAAAATTGATGATACTTTATTTGATGTTAAATATGATGATAGTAAAAAAACTGATGATAGTAAATATAATAAAAGTCCTATTATAGATAATTTATCTTCATTTTTCTTAGATAAAGTGTTCTCAGATCCTGATTTAATAATATATTTTCAACGAAATATAAATATTTATTTTAATGCACTAGTTGAAAGATATAAGGAGTATATAAATAATAAAATTATTGGCGATGTAGAAGATAATGACAAAGAACTATTAAAATTAAGGGAATTAAATTTATCAATATTAAATAGTACTGATATTCTATTTATTTGGAAAGGTAGCACTGCAATGAAAACAATATATAATAAATATTCTAGATTATTAGATACAAAAGTAAATGAAAAATATGATAAATATTTTTCAAAAAAATCAGATGCTGATTGTGCTATTTTTATTAACCCTAATAATAAAGATGCTGAATTTCACCGCAATAATATGATTATATTATCTTTTTTAATGTTAAATTGGCTACGGAAAACTATAATGATGGATGCAATAAATAATATAATGCGGAATATATCATTTAATATAAATTATGATAATATTAGAAAAGATGAATCAAAAGGAGAAATAGAATGGGGAAAAGATAAAAAAATTAAAAAGCAAACATGGTCTTTTTCTAATATCGGCCGATTAGATAGAATTATTGTTCCTAGTAAAGATGAATCTATGAAAATTAATTATACTAAATATAATTTAAATAATGAGGATTATATAAATGATGCAGGATCAATTATTAATTATTATGAAAATACAGAAAATAGTTTCTTCTTATCAATTCATAATAAAATATTAAGTAATATTGATAAATGTAATGGCTTTAATAAAAATTTTTCATTAATAAAATTAAAATACGATATAATATGTAGTGTTGATATAATATTTAAAGATAATACAACAAAAACCATTCATTATTTATTATCAAATGATATAATTGATATGGCAGTTAGAACTATTGATGATGATAGTTTGAAAAAAGATTATGAAGATATTAATGCTATTACACAAGTTTATAATAAAGTATCATTTGCATCAAATAAAAAATTTAATTTTAGGAGTTATACTTTAGATGGTTTTATTATGGATTTTATTTATAATTTATTTAAAACTCCATCAAAATATGGTGGTTGTAATCCCTTATATGTACCAAAATATGAAAACAATTTGAATCGCTTCTTTTATTTTATTTTATTAAAATTACTATATATGAATAGCAATAATCCTAGTAAAAAAGCAGGTTTTGTTATGTGCGATTTATTAATTGAGAATATTAGAACTATTATTTTTAAAGATCCTCATAATATAAAAAAAACAAATGACATGGTATTTGAATATTTTCTAAAATGTATTTCAGATTTACATGGAGTATTTGATATTACATATTATAAGAATAAAAAAGAAATAAAATATAAATTTATAGATAATATATTAGACGAATTAAGGTTTATAAAAGTTATATTAAGTACTAAATCAGATAGTTTAGTAAAAGAGAATCCATCTATGATATTAAATTTAAATAAATACATGAAATATAAAACTAAATATTTACAATTAAAAAATTTAATAAATAATTAAGTTATCTTATATCCTATTTTATCATCCCATACAATTCTTTCAATTGGATATTTAGTTGGAATAAAACGGTTGCCTTTTATAAATACTAATTCTAAAACATTAATATTATGTGTATCATAAAATAATTTATTCATAAGATCTGCAACTACTTTCAAATTATATTCTTCTGGTTTTTTTGTTTTAAAAGTGAAATCAACATCTTTATAATAACTATGTAAGCATCCTATATTCCACCCTTTTTCTATAATTTTTCTGGACATTAATATTTCTTTATTATTAACAGCATCCATAAAATTATGCATTATATTGGTAAGACTAAAGATTTCACAATCAATAAGATATTGTAATGCTTCTCTATCTGTACTAAAAATATAAGATTGTACATGACTTCTATTAACAATATCGTAGAATGTATTTATTGTACTACCAAATAATTTAATATTATTTTTTAATCCATTTATATAAATATCTGTCCATTTTCCAGTGTAATAGGATGGTAGGAACGGACCGAGAATAGATGAATTTGCGAATATAAAATTATCATAATTTTTATACAGATCATTGGTTAGTAATCCTTCAGACCATCCTCCAAAATCAAATCCAATATTTTGTCTTTTTAATATTTTTACATAACTAGGTAAATTGAGATTAAGATCAATATTATTACAAATAATTAAAAAATCAATATTAGGATCTTCAAATATTGATGCATATAAGAAATAAGCAACTCTATCATTATATTGATGAAACACATATAGTACAAGAGTTTTCATTAAATATATTATAATTATTATTCTAAATATTAATTTATTAATTATAATAAATATGATTTATGATATTGTTTATAGTATAACGGCTCACGAGAATTTTAATATATTAAATCAGTTAATAGATAATATATTAAAATTTAATAAAGAATATAATGTATTAATTTGTTTAAATTTAAATAAATACATGTATGAAAATAAAAAAAATATTAAAATGAATAATGTAATTATAAATACTATTTTTTTAGATAAGAATAAATACACTTCTGACATATTAAAAGCTCATATTGATAATTTTCAATTTCTATTAGATCAAAATATAAAATTTAATAATATTATGTTATTAGCTTCTAATTGTATGTTTATTAAACAATTTAAATTACCTGATAAAAATATATATAATGATCAGATATATTTAACATATTTCAAAGATAATGATTTAAGTAAATTAAAAAAGTGGCATTGGTCTAGTATACTAGAAAATGAAATAATTATAAATATTTTAATTAATAATAAAATTAAAATAGTAAAAGGACAACACGAAGGGAGATTATATAATTTTAATTTGTTTAATAATATTTATAATTTTATTAAAGATTACAATATATTAGATTTAGTAGAAAAAGAGACAGTATTTGAAGAATTCTTATTACAATCTTTAGAACATTATTATAATAATGGAAATTTAGTACCAGTTTATTGTAGAGTATTTTGGGAAAGAAAAGATTATACACCCAATATTAACGATATACACAATTGTTTAAGCAACCCTAATATTTTTGCAGTTAAGAGAATTCCTTTAGACTCTAATAATCTAATAAGATGTTTTATAAATATTTTAAGATAATAATATTTTCTAGAACTTTATATTACAATGTATATATTTTTTATTATATTATTTATTATGTATTATGTATATAATATGAGAGAACATATGAATAATACAAAAATTATATTTTTAAATAAAAATAATCTATCTGATTATTTAATTCAAGACAATGATAATTATTATAAAACTTTTAATAATAATGATATGATTGTTAGAAATATAAAAAATATTAATGAATATTATCAAATAATTAATAAGAGTGTTGTTGATTCCAATGATATTATACGTAATAAAATTTTAAAATGTATCAAGAAAATAGAAAATAAATTTAATAATAAGAATTATGAATATTTTAATGGTAATAAGTTTAACAATATTACATGGAAAATAGGATTTATTAAAGGGAAATTATATGAGGAAGGATTGCCTCATACAAGAGATCAAGTTATTATTCTGCCAATTGAATATGTAGAAAGTATTAATAATGATACATTAATAAGATTATTAATACACGAAAAAATTCATGTATATCAAAAGATTTATCATGATGATATTGCAATATATTTGATTAATAATAATTTTACTATGGTTGATAATAATATTAATATTAATAATAAAAGGGCTAACCCAGATATGGATGATAAATTATATATGGATAAGGATAATAACATTTATTATTCACAATATAATAAAAATCCTAAAAGTATTATGGATGTTAGATATTTTCCTATTAATGAGAGTTCATATGAACACCCTTTTGAGAAAATGGCATATGAAATTAGTAATTATTAATTAATCCAATTAATCTTAATACACCTTTCTTTGACATTTTATATTTATTCTGAACTATTAATATTTTTTTATCATCTAATTTTTGTTTATAAAACATCCTAAATAACTCATCAAAATCATTATAACCACCTATATATACTGATCCTTTATTATTAATTTTTTTTAAAAAAACTTGAGGGAATGTTTGTAATTTATCTGTTTTAAATAATTCTTTATTAGAATGATTTACAATAGTATTAGTATATTTTATATTATATTTATCTAATAAATTTTTTGCACTATTGGAGTAAGGGCAATTTTCTAATAAAACTGTATGAATATAATACATTATTATTAATTAGATAATTTTCCTGTTGCGTAGGATAATACTCCTATGCATATTGCATAAGATGTATATCTATATTCTGCTAATAATACTGTCTGATTTTCAATCAATCTATTCATTTCTTTGCGTATTTCAATAGATGATAATTCTTCAGTACTTTCATCAATAACTTTTACCTCCAGTAATCTCTCTGCATTATGAATCCAATTCATATTATCTTTAGGTATCATCTCCATATTAATATTAATTCTTTTTAATAGAGATATAATTAATGAGTAAATATTATTATCAATTGTAATATTATCAAATGCATCTTTATTATAAAATGACACTAAATAATATACTAATATTTCTTGCAAAATATTAATAGCATCTAGATTATTATATTTAGAAAAAAATAACTCTTCATAATTAGGTTTATTTAATAATAATAATAATGATTCGTGTTCTTCTTTTTTATCAACTAAAAAATTAGGATCTTTAGATATCATATAATTAAGAGCATTAGTATAAGTATTCTTAATACTATAATTAACACTATAATTATTTTTAAGACTGGTACATAAGTCTCTAATAAAAATAATAAATTCATTTTTTAGAATTTCTCTCAACATTCCTTTAATTTCTGTAATTTTTTTTTCTTCTTCAGAATCAATAACCGTTTCAATATCATTAATATCCATTATTTATTATAATATATTTATATTTAAATTATAGTATTATCAATTTTTATGGATTTTATTTAATAATTAATTAATACTCTGTTTGATAACATATTATAACCTTCTGTATTATAATTTCTGACAAAATATAAGAGATACGGACTGATCATTATTTTATACTTTTTTTCACGAACTGTTTTTAAAAAATAAAAATCTTCTTTATCACAAGGCTCAAATACTATACCACTATCAAATATACTTTTTTTTACAGCAAAAGATATACCCACATCATTCATGTAAAAATTATCTGTATTTGGATTAGGTAATATTCCACACCAATGTAACATTCTAAATATAATTAAATCACTATTATAATATAATATTTCATTTAACAAAACATCAACATAGTTATTTTTAACAGCATCATCATCATCAAGAAATGCCAACCATTCTGTATTAGCATATTTAATACCATAATTTCTAACATTTCCCGCAGAATTAAAATCTTTTCCAAGTTTATCTGTTTTAATTATTTTAATTCTACTATCATTTGATTCAATATTTGGTTCAATGCCATCAAAAATTACAATTGCATTCCATTCTTTGTTTGTTTGATTAATTAAAGATAATAATGTATTTTTTAAAGTTTCTCTACCAATTGTGGGTATTATAAATGTAATTTTTGACATTATATATAAAAAAATAATAATATTAACAAACGCAACATCATGATAAAAATTGGACAAGCAATTTTAATAAAAATTGATTTATATGATTATTAAATAGTATTACTACTACTATTTAATGTTATGGATCGAAAAAGCGAAGAAATATTTAACTAAATATTGGAATATAGATTCTCTAAAAGATAAGCAAATTGAAGTTATTACAGAACTAATTAATGGAAATGATGTTATAGGTTTATTACCTACTGGATACGGCAAGTCAATGTGTTATTTAATCCCACCACTTGTCACAAGAAAAACAATGATTATTATTAGTCCCTTAATTTCCTTAATGGATGATCAAAAATCTAATTTAATGAATCGTGGAATTAAGGCGAGTGCTTTGCATTGTAATAATAAACACAAAGATGAAGAAACTTTTAGTATTATTGATGGTAAAATTAAGATTGTCTATATGTCTCCAGAATATTTAGTTAAAGGAAATGGAAAAGAATTAGTATCAATATTAGTAGAAAATGATAGACTTGGTTTTATTGCAATCGATGAAGCACATTGTATTAGTAGTTGGGGTCATGATTTTAGACCAGAGTATAAAGAAATTAAAATGATCAGAAAAGAATATCCAATGATTCCGATTATTGCGGTGACAGCAACTGCTACTGACCACGTTTGTAATGATATTAAAACAAATTTGGAATTAAATAAATGTAAAATTATAAGAGCATCTTTTGATCGCCCAAATCTGTATCTTAAAGTATCAATTGTTCCTACTGAAGAAACAATAGTACGGAAAAAGATAGTAGAGAGACCGATAAGTAAAGAAATACTTGTCCAGCCTTATATTGAAAAATATAAGACTGATAGATTAATTATTTATGTAAATTCTAGAAAAGATACAGATGAGTTATCAACTGATATTAATCGGATGAATAATAATCCTAAATTGTCTGAAGCGTATCACGCTGGCTTAAGTTCTAAAGTTAGAGAAAAGATACACTATAATTTTATTAATGGTACAACAAATATTATTGTTAGTACAATTGCATTTGGTATGGGTATTGATAATACTGTTAGGTGTGTAATTATATTTGGATGTGATTCAATTGAGCAGTATGTTCAAGAAGCTGGAAGAGCTGGAAGAGATGGATTACCTGCTGAAACTATCTTTTATTTCGATAAAAAGCAATATATGATGAAGAAACATATGACACAAAAATCATATGGTAAATATGGACAATTATGTAAAATTAAATTAGATAATCTCGCTAAGGTTTGGTCATTTGCATATACAAATACATGTAAGAGAAAATATATGTTGGACTATTTTAATGAGACAACACATTATATTACATGTAATAATTGTAGCAGCTGTTGTGATATGAAATTAGTAGATTTGACAAAGAAATTTAATGAACTTCTATTGAAAGAAAAAAATATTATAACAGCAATGAATCAAATTAAAAGTATATATTTTATTAAGACTGATAATGAGATTAATAATATATTATGGCATTGGAAAAATTATATTGTTAAAAATAACATTGATACTACTAAATTAACTGATCCGATGCGATTAAAATTTAATACATGTTATATTAATACATCTGGATTAACAGAATCAGAAGATGAAGATAAATATACATTATATTTTGATGGAGCGTGTAAGGGAAATCCTGGTATTGCGGGAGCAGGAGCAGTTATTTATGATAGTAATAAGAAAGAACTTTGGAGTTCATCTATTTTTGTAGGTATTAATGAGACAAATAATACGGCTGAATATAATGGTTTGATAATGGGATTGGCACAAGCAGTTGAAATGAAAATAAATAATTTAATAGTTAAGGGTGATAGCGAATTGATTGTGAAACAGATGAAAGAAGAATATAAAGTATCTGCTGCCAATTTAAAATATCTTTATAATAATGCAAAAAAATTAGAAAAACAAATTACTAATATTTGTTATAAGCATATTTATAGAGAGAAGAATACAGTGGCCGATAGATTGGCGAATGAAGGGACGATGAAAAACAAGACTAATAATCAGAATTTTGATAATATGTATAATGAATTATCAAGATTAGCCAAGACATAGTTATTTTACAAATTGTGTTAATAATCTTTTAATTTCTTCATATATAATTATATCATTGTGTATATGTGATTTATTTTCACGTAGCATCTTTAAATTATTTTCAGCAATATACATTGCTAAATCCATATTATCTTTTGGTTTTTTTGATAGTAATAATTTAATAAGCGCTATATTCTTATTATATATTGCAATTATTAAAGGGGTACCACCCTTATTATCTTTAATATCTTGATTAGCATTTTTATTTAATAGGGCTTTGATAAACTGCATATTATTTTCTTTAGTTGCTAATAGTAATGCAGTCTCGTCTGAATTATTTTGTATATTAATATGTTTTTGTTGTAATAATAAACTAAATATATCACTATAATTATATCTAATAGAATACATCAATGCAGTTCTATTGTAATTATCCTGTAAATTAATATTATTATTTATTAGTAATCTGAATATAGGCATTATATCTAAATCTTGTCCTAAATTTCTTAAAACAAAATCTTTATATTTTATTAAAGCTATTAATGCAGTTTCACCCATACTATCGCGTAAAGTAGATTTATAATATTTACTTATAATGTTTTTTATATATGACTCATATTTAAAATATATTATCATGAATTTATTAAAATAGTCGCTAATGTAATTAGAAATATTATTTTTATATTCATATACTATTTCTAATATATTTATTATATCATATTTATTTGATATATATTCACTTATATTACTTATATCATTATGTAATAATTTTTCACCAGTACCAACTTTAAATTCAAAAAACTCATTTTCAATATTATATAGTAAAATTATATCTAATTCTTTTTTATTATAATATAAATATAATTTTGGTATTATAAATTTATTATTTAATTCATTAATTTTAGTTAATAATTCAACCCAATTATATTCAAATTTAATATCATTACTGCAAAACATTAATTTACCTTTACATTTATAAAAAGCCATACTATGCCCAGGATGAATTGTATTCAGAGAATTTACCGTCATACCAATTATATTATTTAGTTCAATAGGTTTATTTACAATATCATATATCATATATGCATCGTATCTATATAATTTATCACTTATAAAATAAGATATTAATAATAATAAATAGAATTCTGAATATTCAGTACCACCTCTATATTCTCTAGAAATATTTGGATATAATAATAAAAATAATCTTAATAATTCAACTTCACATGTATTTTCATCTTCATTATAACTTTTTTCTTTAGTCTCATCTAATAACTCACTATTATATTTTGTCCTATTTTCAAATCTTTTCTTTAAATAATTAAAAAAACTTACAATATTATTCACATCTTCTAATTTAGTGAAATGTGGAAATAATATTTTTGTATTACTTTTATTAAATTTTATAATATAATCATCCTTAGTCATTTTAATTAAATTTTCTAATAATTGTGGTTCGTGTGAAAATAATATCATCAATATACTAATCATCCAACAAGTACCTTTTAGATTCTCAAAAAAATAATATTTATCATCACACTCAATAACACCACCTAATTGATTTTTTAATTCTATATATTTATTTTTATATTTAATATATTTATTATATATTTCCATAATATAAAAGGTTTGAAATTAAATATGGGCTATTAATTATATAATCATTATAATGAAGCTTCTGATATAGTTTTAACTAAAATATCTGATTAAAAAATTGATAAAATAATTAATAAATAATAATTATTTTATTATATCAATGATAGAATATGTATATGTATTATCTATATTTATAATAATTATAATGCTAATAATGTCTATAAATTGTTGTTATGCTGTATGTTGTGATTATGTACCTAATAGACCAAATATAGAAATTATAAATAATGAAATACCATATAATAGTATTAACTAAATATATAATATACTAATGAATATATTGTTGCAGTATAACACCAAAAACTTGTAAATTCTCTTGTTTTATAATAATTATAATAGGAATATATTAAAGATCCTAATCCATAAATAATTAATGGATTTTTAGCTGGGAAATCTTTTAATGTTAATAATGGTATTATCATAAATATCCCATAATAATAAAAATATATATTTTCATATAATTTATTTTTATAATAATTACTCCACGATAAATGTTTAGTTTCTCCAATAGTTAAATTTCTTTTAGATTCTTCAACATCTATCATTAGAAAAGCAGATAGGCCAAATAATATTGCTACTAAATATAAAATCTTATATTCGGAAAATAAATAACCACCAAGTGATTGAATGATTGGTTGTAATATTAAGCACATCATAATAATAAAGAGCCCAAGTTCTTTTAATCTTTTATTAGTATTATAATGTTTCCATATTAGCCCTTCACCTAATTGAACAAATGCATAAGAACCAATAAATAAACTCATCCATTTATCATGATAATTATTTCTATTTAATATTATAACAATTATAATTAAATTAAAAATAAAAGCATTGATAGAAGCTTTGTATGAATAGCACATTATTATAATAGTTAAAATATTTTTTTATAATTTAATTATAAAAAAAATATAAAAATATTTCAAAAAAAAATGTATAATATAATATTATGGATAATATTATAGAAAATATTATATGTTATTTCTTTCAAGTTCAGTGTAATATAAAAATAAATCATTTTCAAACATTAAAATATGCGCGTCATAAAGCAACTGATGAATTACTAGATAATCTTTTAGAATTGTCTGATAAATTTGTAGAAGTCTATTTAGGACATTATAATACCAAACCAAAATTTGCAGAGAAATATAGAATATATATTACAAATATAGATGATACTAATATAATTACAATATTAGAAGAATTTAAAAAAATATTAATAGCATTTGATAATAAATTATCAAAAGATACCGAATTATTAAATATTAGAGATGAAATGTTAGCTGCTATTAATAGAACTTTATATTTGTTTAGCCTAAATTAATTTATTCTAAACAGGTTTGTAATATTAATGGACATACAATATAAGGATTCATATTAGATGCAGGTCTTCTATCCTCAAAATAGCCTTTCTTATCATTATATGTATCATTACCAACTCTAATAGAACAGTCTCTACCACCTACAGACCATGAGAATTTATCTATAGAAGATGTTTCATTTGTTCCTATTAATCTCATATTGTTATCATCACCATACATTTCAATATGTTTCTTATGATTATTTTTTAATTTATCAATATATTGTAAAATAGTATTATACCCATTTTCTTTTCTAGTATCATTAGTAGAAAAATTAGTATGACATCCGCTACCATTACAGTTATCATGAATTGGTTTAGGATGAAAGTTAATTTTTACGCCATATTTTTCTCCTAATTTTTGTAAGATAAATCTTGCTACCCATAAATCATCTGATACTTTTAATCCTTCTTCAGGACCAATTTGAAATTCACATTGTCCTGGTGCAACCTCCTGATTTATACCGCTTATTTTTATTTTAGTATAAAGGCACATATTCATATGTTCTTCTGATAAACTTCTTACTCTATTATCATTCTCACCAACCGAACAATAATATTTTTCGTGTTTTGGTTCATCCTCATCATATCCAAGTGGTTTATTATCATAATTATCATAAATAAAATATTCTTGCTCCAAACCGTACCAAGCCTCATTATCTTTATACCTATCAAAAATTAATTTGGCGTTTGTTCTGTGATTAGATGGCAATGGGTTCATATGTTTATCATATGTCTCACATAATACAATAAAAGCCTCTATATTCTCATTTGTATTTTTGAATGGACAGTTGTATAATCTTGCAGGAATTAATAATACTTCAGAATCTTCTGTTGTACCTTGATGTGTAGAACTACCATCGTAATTCCAATAAGGTATATCCTCAATACATGATACTTTTTTATAATGCACTTTTATTTTAGATCTAAGATTATTTATGC